TAATCCATACTGTTTTTGATTGTACTTATATTCGCAATGTTAATATCAATATTGCGAATAATATTAGATATGAATTTAAAATAAATGCTTTGAATCAATACAAAACTTTAAGTTTTGATTCAAAGAACAAAGCCCTGGCTGACACTTTTTACCAAAAGATGATTCAGGCTTCAGAGTCTTTTTATCAATTTATTTCATGGGGAATTCCTAATATCATTCAGTTAATTGGTTCATTCCTTCAATGTCTGATTATTTTTTATTTCAAAGGGTTGTCTGTACCACTTATTATAATCTTAGTTATCAATCTTATTGCATACTATAAATACATAAAGAATAAGCAAAAGGATTTTTCAGATTCAATGAAGTTAACCAGAGAATCAAATGACAAAATTAGAAGCTGTGTTACTCTATCTCTTCCAATGTTTCAATATGATGAAAAGACACCTGAATATATAATGACTCTAACTGATACAATTGATCAATCATGGTTTAATATTGATAACAAATGGAATCATATTATGACAATTACAAATATCATTAACAAAAGTGGTATAATTATTATCAGTTTTGGTCTGAATAATTCAGTTAGTGGTTTCCTTTTGCTTGTTAAAACATTAGGAAGTCTTAATGGTTCAATTTCTAGTTTAACGGCTTTTATGAATCAAAATAATCGTTATGAAACGAATTATGATACATATTTGAAGTTTTTCAAAAATCTTAAATATCAAAAAGAACCTAAACAACTGACTTTACCACATACTATTACTATTGTATCTATTAATATTAATCATGGTGGATTTAATATGTCTTTCGGTCCAAACATTAATTCATTAAAATTATCAATAGGAAATAAGATATTAATTAGAGGTCGCACAGGTCATGGTAAGTCAACCTTTATTAATGCCTTAACTGGTAAAATCAAAGGTATCAAATTAAATGTAGGCAATCCAGAAAACTACTTTAATTCATATGTCGAAATGTATCAAAATATTCGGGAAAAATTACCAACCTCTAGTATTAGTATCCGTAAAATCTTTAATGATGATACAAATGATGATTTAATTTTTAGTTGTTTAAGACCTTGTTTTCCTGATGATGATCTTAAAAGAATATTCGCAAATCTTATTAGTAATCATTCTAAAAAGATAGAAGATGATTCATCAGTTGATATTGAATCAAATATGGATGAAGTTAGATTATTAAGACAAACAGATAGTGTAAATCCATTAGATGTTGATATTGCTGAAAGAATTTCCGGTGGAGAAAAAACAAGACTCGCATTGGCTACACGTATTTATCAAATGATTACTAAACCAAATAAGCAAATCCTTATCCTGGACGAACCCGAACAAGGGTCTGATCCAGAAGTTGCTATCAAAGTAATTGGTAATATTTTTAGTATGTTCAAGGACAAGACCATTATTATGATTAGTCATATTTGTGAGTGTCAATTAAATGCTTTAGCTATTGATTGGGATCACAAAATATTAATTAATAGTGGTATTATCAGTAAGATTTAGTTTATATATATTGATAAAAATTGAATAATTTTTTATCAATATAAAACTTAAAACAATGATATTTTATCTGTATGTTAAAATATGTCAAGAGTTATTTCTATTTTATGTATATTTTTTTCAATTTGCCAACTCAGTATTGGAATTTGGGAAGCAGTAATGGCTGCAAGTAATGTACCAGGTAATGGTAATTCTAAACTAAATGTTCAAAATCAAGAAATTTATGGATTTACTATCACAAAGGCAGTGTGTAATATTATGAGTGGTATTAGTCTATTATTTACTGGTTCTCTATTATGTTTTATTGAACCTAATAATGATAAATCATCAGAATCCGGAAAAAATGGAATTTTTCAATTTATCTGTTTTGGTACAAGTATCTGGGGCCTTGTGCGTGTATTTAATCAGGAATTTTGTAATGAACTAACTATAGATTATAATAATGTTTTATTAGTTGAAATGATTTATTTCTTTTCACTAATTTCTCTAGTTGTATTTGGTTCATGTTTTGGATGCTGTTATGTATGTTATTACTATAATAAAAAAGATAATGATATACAAATTAAGTCAGTAAAATCTGGACCTATTGGATTGGATATTACTAATACTTCTGAATTTTCTGTATAAATTATTTCAAAATGATTTAAATAATCAATTATTAAATTATTTAAACCATTTTGAAATAATTATATCTAATTATTTTATTTAATGAATAATATTAATATTATTTCTGCAAATTGTAATCAAGGGCAAACAAAAAATGGCGTTATGAATGGACCTGATATTATTACAGATATTATTAACGAAATATTCAATAATCCTAACTCTAAATCTGATAAACTATCAAAAATGAATAATATTATAATTCCTAATAATTTTTTTTCAAATAATGATGGATATAAACTATTATTTGATTCACATTCCAAAATGCTTAATACATCATCGACATCATCATATCCCGTTATAACTTTAGGAGGTGATCATTCTATTGGTCATTCTACTGTGAGTTCATCACTTTCTAAATTTAATGATGATCTAATTGTAATATGGATAGATGCACATGCAGATCTTAATACACATGAAACATCTATTACAAAAAATACACATGGGATGCCTGTTAGTGGTTTAATTGGTTTGGAATATAATTGGATTAGTTCATCTATACCTATTCTAAAGCCTGAAAATTTAATCTATTTTGGAATAAGAGATCTGGATCAGGCAGAAGTTAATTTTATTCATAATTTAGGTATTAGATCATTTATGCATTTGGATGAGTTGACTAAATATTTGGACCAATTAGATCTAACCAATAGAAAAATTCACATATCATTTGATATTGATTCATTGGATCCATCTTATTTAAATTCAACTGGAACATTAGCACCAGGGGGATTAAAACCATCTGATGTAATTGATTTATATAGATATATTAAATCAAAAACAAATATAGTAGCATTAGATATTGTTGAACTAAATCCAGAATTGGGAGATTTGGATTTGAGCAAAAGTACATTACGAAAGATTTTAGAAGATATTTTAGTCTAAAACTTGGATAAAATTTATAGATGAATCAAAAAATGATGAATTATGATAGTCATCATTTTTTTGAATTTTTTGAATTTTTTGAAATTAATTTATAAACATTTACTATGAACAATTTGAGGACCACTTTCTTCGTACTCTGCTCTACTTATCCACTTATCATTTAAATATCCTGATTGGACCAATTTTGAACCTCCTATCCAAGTACTATATTTACGGTTTATAGAAGCATTTACATTAATCTTGATATCAGCCCTAGCCTTAGTCTTTACCTTGTCCTTTACCTTGGCCTTGACCATTGGCATAACTTTTTGCAAATCAAATTGTGAATCAAGTTGTGAATCAATTATTGAATCAAGTTGTGAATCAAATAATGAGTCAAGTTCTTTTTGCATACGTTCTTGAAACCCATTTAATAAAGTATTTCCACCGGATAAAACTATATTTGAATATAAATCGCTACGAATAAGATTATCGCAACTATTAATTGAATTGATAACTGCTTGATGAATTCCAACAGACTCTAAATCCATTATAATAGGTCTGAATAATACTTCTGGACATTTGAAAGATTCTGAACCAACTGTAATTACTTCATCATTTAGAAGTTTATAAAGTTGTGGCGGATCATCCTTTGTGAATTCTTCAGTAAAATCGAAGGCAACTTTACAACATTTTTCTTTAATATTATTAACTTCATCAGTTGTATCATCAATGTTGTAACCATCTTCAGATAAACACTTTTTTAAAAAATTTGTAATATCTCTACCGCCAATATCTACGCTATTCATAGATAATGATATTATTTCATCATTCTCATTTTTAGCAATAGATGATACTATTTGACCTTTGTTAACTGGAACTATATTTGTAACACTATAACCACTGTTAACAACTATACCAGTATCTTGACCTAATGCATAAAGATCTAGAACTGGTTGTTTTGCTATATATACACAAGGTACATTGAAATATTCAAACATAATTTTAATCATTTCTTCTCTTTTTACCTCGGGATTAAAAGCTGATTCTGTTAAAAGAATAGGGTACTCGTCTGATTTAACGTTTAATTGTTCAAATGTATTTTGTAATAAAATTATCATTGCCTCCCAATCAATAACAATACCTCTTACAATAGGATATTTTAATGATTTCTTTCTTAGTATACCTTTAGTTTTATTTAAAGATACTGATTTATTTTCAACTACTGATGGAATCTCAATTATCGGACCCCTAGCTCCGGCAAAACCTGCTTTAATTGAACTAGAACCAACATCAATCACTAATACTTGTATTTCTTCTGCCATTTATTATATATATATAATTATATATATTTTTTAATGTATAGGTATTTATAATTTAATCATCATACGAATTGATTATAAAACATGTTTATTTATAATCAATTAATTTTGTAACTAGTTACATTGAAAATTAATCTAATATATTATTTAAAAGCATTTTCTGTTAATAATTGTAGGACCTGCTTCATCATATTCAGCCCTAGTAATCCACTTGTCATCTAAATACCCTGATTTAACTAATTCTGAACCACCTTTCCAACTACTATATTGTGGATTTTCAGGAGTATTCAATCCTAGTTTTGTTTCTGGAGCAAAATTTCTAAGTTGTGTAAATAAACGTGATTGAAAACCATCAAAGAGTGTATTGCCACCAGATAAAAGAATATTTCCATATAACTCTTTACGTATTTTAACATCACAACTTTGAATTGAATTAAAAGCTATTTCGTGAATTCCAACAGATTCTAAACAACTAATACTAGGTTTAAATAATACTTCGGGTGGTATAAAACGCTCTTTATTAAGTGTAAGTACTTCACCATTTGAAAGTTCATAATTTCTTTCTAATGTATTTGTAATATCAGATGATTGTAATTCTGATTCAAAATCTGCGGCAACATAACACATACTCTCTCTATTATCTTTTATATTATACATACTTTCTTTAATAACATTTATTTCACTTTCATCAATTGAATAATTATTCAAGGCCTTTTTTAAATAATTGGTTATATCTCTACCACCTAAATCTAGTCTTTGAACTCCGCGTTGTACTTTACCTCCATAAATAGGAACAGCATGTGTTACTGTCTTACCACTAGTAACAACTAAACCTTTTAAATCATCGAAATTGTATGTATCATTTTTCGATCTTTCGTATGCATATAAATCAAGTACTGCTTGATTTGCAACATATAAACCAGGTACTCCAAAGGTTTCAAACATAATTTCAGTCATTTTTTCTCTATTTGTATTAGTATTAAATTGTGCTTCTGTTAGTAAAACAGGATTGTTTTCAGGATACACTCTTAATTCATTGTAAAAGGTATGTTTCAATAGAGTTTCCATTGCTTTCCAATCAGTAACAATACCCTTTTCAATTGGATAAATTAATGATTGAGCAGATCTATCTGTAGCAACTTTTGATATTCTGGATAAACCTACTGCCGAGGGGAAAACAGATTTTGGTTCAGCGTCGCAAGCAAAACCAGCCTTAGTGAAACCAGAACCAAAATCAATAACTAAAGGTTGTACTTCTTCTGTCATTATATATATATAATACTAGAATATTTTTGTCGAAGTAGTTATAATATTTTTATTCATCATTGGATATAAAATATTTAAGATCCTAAGAAGTAGCCAGAGGATATGGACTTAAAGATCCTCGTAACCAATCACACTTCTCCTCTGTATGCACGACAGCACACATATTCTTGCCCCTACATCCTACACACGTCTGTTGTGTAGGATGCATAATCGTCCTTCCGAGATCCGGCATCTCGTGTGCAAGATCGAATAATAGATCATCTGAATGTGGACACTTCAAGAATAAGGTTTCTCCACATCCTGGCAACTTGCCAAGAACAAGTACTGCGCCGCACTTGCAATTGATCAAAGATGGTATATGTCTGGTATCGACAATACCTGTCATTTCTCTCAATATCTAGCATTAAATGGAAATTGAAAAAAAAATTATTTCAATTTTTTATAAGTACAACTCAAAGATATGCAAAGTTAGCAAAAATATATAAGATCATATTAACCAAGCTATAATTTTAACAATTAAAGTTGAAAAATTAATTATATATATTTCTTTAGAATCATTATTTTAACTATTATAATACAAATGAAAACTATTAATAAATCTAATTTTGGAACTATGGTAAATAATTCTATGGTAAATAATTCTATGGTAAATAATTCTGGTAAATAATTCTATGCCAAATAATTCTATACCTAAAATTAAACCTAAACTTGTTGAACAGTCTGGTGTGATGTTCTTGGACGGTATTAGAATATATTCACTAGCTTTAGATGACCAAATGCAAAAATCCAATCAATCTATTCAATCCAATCAATCTATTCAATCCAATCAATCTATTCAATCCAATCAATCTATTCAATCCAATCAATATATTCAATCTGATAATGATTTTTCATGGTCATCATTTTTTGAAATCCAATTTGAGAATATTCATATGTTTTTTTCAAATACATATGAATCAATTTATTTGAAATTATTTGGTAATTATCAGGTATTATCATCTGATGATATTGATGAATCAGATGAGTTTGAAATTTAAACTTAACAATTTTTTTAAATATATTATATAAAATTATAAATATGTCAACTCTTTCAAAAAACAAATCCAATATATTATTTATTGGTGGCTTTAATACTTATATTTCAGATATATATGATCCAATATTATCTGAAATTGAATCTAAATATTTTGTTGATAATATTAAATATCAGACAAATACAAATATAAAAACAATATGTAATAATATTATTGATGCTATTAGAAAAAATGAATCTACATATAACTATATTATTGTTCATTCAATGGGTGGATTTTTAATTACTAAAGTTTTACACGACATTAATAAAATGGAGCATAATATAAAAACCAATATTTTCAATAAATTATCAGATACAAAATTTATTTTACTTAATCCAATGATTGAGCAATTAGCTTATATCAAACTTTTAAATAATATTATACCAAAATCATTATATGATTATTTATATTTTCCTAGAATTCTGGCTACTCCATTTTTTAAATTAGATAATCAATCAACATTTTTTTCAGATATTTATAAATCAGAATCTTATTCGATAATTTTATGTAAACAAATAATGGAAGCATACAATTGTCCAGAATTTATAAATTTTGATACATTTATTGATATTTATAAAGATTCAAATTTAAAATTAAGTATTATATATTCAACATATGATGAACTCGCTACTATAAAGACAGAAAATTTAAATAAACTTCAATTAAAATATAATTTATATAGTGTTTTTGGAAAACATGAACCATTTAACAATAATAATACCAAAGATTTACAAAATAATTTTTTTAAGATTTTAAATAAATTACTAGAAGAATGAATTTATATTTAGAAGTATTCTGATATACGTATTTCTTCCTTGGGTTTTCTCTGATTAGAACTAGTGTTTGAATTAATGTTTTTTGATATTATTTCTCTGCTATTATAGAATAATAAAATAATATCCTCGTAATGTTTTCTTAAACTTTTTATCATATCTGAATCAGCTCTAATTGTATTACCATCTACATCTTCTGTTTCGAAATAACTATATTTTAGGAAATCTAATATGTTTGTTATTATTTCAAAGTCTCTTTTTGTTATTTTTTTATTTTGATAATTATCATTTAATAAATCTTCTAAATCTGAAGTTCTCATTGAAATTAATTCTGATATTACTTCTTTTCTATTTTTTGTTAATATTTTATCATCTTCAAATACTTGAGCAGTATTTGATCTTAAATTATTAATTAAAATATTTTGTTGTTCTGGTATATTGTCATTAATATGCATTAATTTAATAAAATTAGTAAAAGCAGATGATCTTGATTTTAAGGTTTGCAATATTTCTTTTTCTGTTAATTTCTCAGTAGTTTCATTTCCAAAATTAACAGTTCCATTAAATATAATATTATTTGTATTGGTTAGATTATTTGAATTAGTCAGATTATTTGAATTGGTTAGATTATTATTTGAATTGGTCAGATTATTTGAATTGGTTTGATTATTTTTTATAAGTTCTGAACTTATTGATGATTTCTTTTTTCCTATTTTAGCTTTACTAACTACAATAGAAGTTGATAAATTATTTTCCTCTAAATTTTGAATTTTTTCGGTAAGATTATTAATTACTTCTTCCTGAACAGATAATTTTTTTGTTAATTCACTATACTGTATATCTCTAATTTTTTTAATTTTACATCTATTATTAATATGTCTAGTTAAATAATCTTTTCTCATAAATTTAGAACTACAATACTCACAAACCAAATTATTATCTGGCAATAATATTGTCGAGTCTGATTCAGAATTCTTCACTATTATATCATTTATTTGTGGTACCGCCAGATTGGCGGTATTTTGGGGGCTTAAAACGCCAGATTGGCGGTATTTTGGCGGTATGATTTTGTTATTATAAGTTACATCTTTATTATGATTATTTTTAATAGATAATATTTGTATACATGGTCTAATGCGTCTTAAATGAGAATCGTAATTTGATTTTTTATCAAATCCCTTCCCACACTTATCACAGTTGTATTTCATTTAATTTATTATAATATTAGATGTTTTTTATATAAATTTATCGCTTAAAATCATGGCTTAAAATGGCTTAAAAATGGCTTAAAATGGCTTAAAATTATAGATTTTTTAGAAATTTTCTCAGAGAGAGAGCCTGAAGTGCCCCAAAAATTCTTTTTAAAGTTTACCCTTTTTCAAAATTTTGGGTGGATTTTTGAAAAAGGTTTATCCAATTTTTGTTTTTGAATGTATCATTTAGTATTTAGTTCTTATAATAAAAAAAATATAATTAGATAGTATAATACAACATATTCGATAAAAATATAAATAATTTATAATAAAATATATTATTATGGAGATCATTGATTATATCAAAAATAAGATATCTATTAAAATAAATGAAAATATTATAATAGATCCTAGTAATACTTTTGGACTATCTAATTCATACAAAATGCAGAACATTATTAATCAATATATTTCTAATACCAAAATAGTTTATATATTTTTTATAACAGATTGTTGTGATAGTTTTGTAATACCAAATAATGTTAGAGTTTATAGAACTAGTTTATTTAAATCACAAAAAAAAGCTAATGAATTTATATTACCATATATATGGGAAGGATTTGATACATTTGAACCATTGGAAATAATCGATAAACCTATTGTTGGATTTTGTGGCTTATCTGGACCATATAGAAAAAAAACAATTCAATTATGTCAACAAGATAATAGAATTGTTTCTAACTTTATCATTAGAAATCATTTTTGGGGCGGAAAACCACATGATCCTGAATTAATAAATGATTTTTTAAATAATATAAAACTTTCACATTTTAATATTTGTAATAGAGGTGCTGGAAACTTTTCCATGAGATTTTACCAGGTACTTTCTTGTGGTAGAATTCCTATTTTATTAAATACAGATATATTATTACCATTTGAAGATGAAATCAACTGGAATAATATTATTATATTTGCAGATACCGAAGAAGAAATTATTGAAAAAGTTATTAATTGTACTAATGTTGTAGAAAGACAAATAAAATGTAGGGAAATTTATGATACATATTTTTCTGGAACTAAATTTTTAGATAGAATATTATCGTAATTTGATCAGATTAATTTATCAGATTTAGTGCTAAAAATGAATAATTATTTGCGGAAGAGTAAGCATAATTTTTGTATTTGTTTGAATATCTCGTTGATCTTCAATTATTGCTAACTCTTCACTAACAACAAAAAATATATCTCGATGTCTTGGTAAATCATTTGGAACTATTAATGTACTTATTATTCCAGCATTTCTAATCGCACATTGAATTTGTCCATATTCTTCGGCAAAAAGAACAATCTCAATACGTCTTCTCGAAGTAGATGAAATAATTGGTACAATTGTAGTTTTATGTTTATGTAAAAATATTGATGATTATTTTGCTTTATAATACAATAACATATTCAAATCAAAATAAAGTATTTTTTATTAATCAGAATTCCTTATGTCGTACTAGTTTGCAAATATTTTTACTATATGGAAGCTCCCAACAAAAGGCACTTGCAAAAAAGTACATTGATAGACTAGTTAGAAATTTAAGTGATTTGAACACAATTAATGGAAAATAAAATGGAAAATGATCGGTATAATAATATAACAACTTACTACAAATAATTATTATTAGAGTGTTAGAATAATTAATATTATGACCAAATAATGTCATAATATTAATTGTATTTATTCTTATTGAAAACGATAAATAATTATTTTTTAATAAAAATATTCATAATATTACTATTTTTATGTTTGTCGCAAAAAAATACCCCTTGTAATGCTCATTCTTTAAATATTTTATCTTTCATTATAAATAAAAATAA